CCTCTATCGGGTTCATGTGAACCATCATGCTGTCGCCGTATCGGCCTTGCTGGGCCATCTGCTGCGCCATAGGCTGCATTGGGAACATGTTTGGATTGTTCATTAGCTGGTCTCCACTCCAAAGAGGTTAAAGCTTACATTGGCGGCACTGGCGTAAACCTTAACCACATCTGCTTGAGAAAGGCACATCCCGATCACAACCGTTCTAGAGGTGGTTGCTGCGAGAGCTTCATCGAAAAATATAAATTGCTTGTCATCTGCTGTCGCACCGCCCACATGGATGCTCACCCTGAACGTGATAGCAGACCCGCTTCGGTTGCATATCACCAGTGAACTTACTGTGGTCTGGGCTAGATTAGGTGTTGTGTACAGCGTGGTCGTTGTCGTTGCTGATACGTCAGCCTGACCAAGTACCTTGATAACGTCTGTCACGATGCACCCATCAACAAGAACTGGAACCTACGCATGGCAAGCGATCCCGTCTTGTCGCCTTGAGTCTTGGCTTGAATCACATCGTTTTCGATTTGATCCATAGCTTGTTCGATTGTTCTGCGAGTGATTGCCTCATTACCGACATCGTATTCTGGGGCAGGCACCGGCAGTGGATTCTGTCTAGTCGCCATTACCGTCTACCGTCCTGTCTCATATCAAATCGTAGATCACCTAGTCGCCATCCAAAGCCAGAACCTGTGCTTTCAACCCGAACAACGGCATGCCTAGCTCGAGTCCTTATGTTTGATTGCGTGGTGCTAGGCGTAACAGTCGCAGTAGCTTGTGTTGTTGGGGTCTCTAAAGGGAAGTTGCTGCCTTTAATGGTGAAGTCGATTGACGCATCTTCTGTAGTTCCGCTGAACTTGAAGTCAGGGATAATCCTGCTGATCATCATAAAGCGATCACCTTCAGCAATCTCAAGGTCGCCTGACTCCACAAACGCAGTCATGGCTGATCCGTCATCATCGAATCCAGTTTCTTGGTTGTACAGATAATTAGCATCTGTCACCCCAGTATTCACAGATGACGCGATAGGGTTCGAGGCTTGCGAGTAACCCATCCATGCGCCCCGATCCAACGTCCCAACAGCCCAAAGATTCTCTGCGTAATTGTACGATACATAGTTCGTAATCTCTGTGTCGCCTGTGCCCACTGGGTAGAACCATATGACCTCTGAGAAGTCATTGTTCTCGGCAGCAAACACCTTGAACGCTTGGCCCTTGTTGAGATTAGAAAAGACATGCTCTTTAACGCTACACGGCAGTGGCTGGACTGACCCGTTGTAAACGTAGAAACCACCTGAATCCATGAAGTAGACCGAACCTCTAGCGTTTACCGCTGCGTTAGGTGAGATCATAGATATGTCAGTGCTTAGCGTTGCAAACTGGAATGTGAACGGGGCACCCACAAATCGCATTGAGTGAAGGCTGACATCTGTAAACACAAGGATCTCTTGCCTTGTTTGAACAGCACCAACGATCTGGGAGCCGGAGTTTATTCGTACACCACCAGCAGTGTTTGTTGCTGTTGGCGTCCAGTCAGCAGCGTTTTCTTGATCTGAGAAGCGTATAAACAATGGATCAATGTTGGATGAGCCAATCGGGTTCGTGCCAAACGCTATAACGTGTTGATCTATATCAGAAACTAAAACCTGCAACGCAACGGTTGGCACATTAGATGCGCTGCCCAAAGCTGTAGCGTTGATCGCTCTAGCACCAGTACCAGAAGACTCGTCCCAGTAGAAGATACCGCCACCTCTGATGTTGAAGATCAAGTCCTCACCAAAGTTATCCTGACTAATCAAGCGCAACTGACCGGCAGCAGCAACACTGCTAGAGCTACCCCAAGTGCCAGAACCCCATGTGCCAGCACCCCAACCAGTGCCTTGAACAAACGTGTTCAGACCTGTATTGATCTGATACGCAGCCACTGTTGAGCTACCACCGTTGCCGCTGTCGCTTGCGTTGGCGGTTACAGTCGCGCCACTAGTATCTTTTGCCACGATGGTGAAGGTGTTTGTCGTGGGCACAGAAGCAATTTGATACTCCTGATTTAAGACCGATGCGATTACATTACCGCCCAAGGATGCTGCATCAGAGAAGGTAACGAAGTCATTGACCACTGCACCGTGTGCAGTCTCAGTGACGGTGATAGTTGAGGAACCATTAGTAGCTGCAAAGGTCGCGTCACCCGCGCTAGTGGTCAGCCTAATCGGTGTGACATCGTTGTATCCAGAGCCTTCTGCTACATAGAACTTTAGATTGGTGCCAATCCCAATGTAGTTAATTGATTCGAGCGAAGACCAGTGATGAAGTGATCGGCACACACCAAGGAAGCTTTGATCAGAGTACTTAGTCCAACCGCCAATCTTTTCTACTCGGCCTTGCCTGAACCTGATCTTGTCAGAGTCAAACCAACCAGCATCGGCTGTGTATTCGGTGCCTTCTTTGTTAACGCCTGGGGCGAACTGTACCTTCGCCAGCGTCATTTAGTATTGACCAATCAACGAAGCTAACCCTACAGGGCCACCCGTTGCCTTGCCGACGTTCATCGCTGGTCTTATGTTGCCTTGCAGTACCGCACGTCTAGGCACTGCCGATCTAGGATCGTTAAGACCCTCTTGAATTATTCTTTGTCGTTCAGATTCAGTTTGATTCTGAGAGATTTGACCTCTAGGAGGAAGCCCAATCGGCGAAAATGACATATCTATTGGTGAGACACCCCCGCCTCCTCCACCTCCTCTTAGATATTGGCCTGCGTCCATCATTGGGGCAGGCGATCCCGTGTATTGTTGAACACTCCCTGTTGGCGCAGGGTTAACAGTGCTTGCCCCACCTTTAGAGCCGCCTTTACCAGAAGAGCGTGTTGGATTTACAGGCGTTCTGCTCATAGAACCGCCAGGCTGATATCTTTTTCTTTCTTCCTCTTTCTGTCTTGCGGTTTCTCTTGCGTCAGCCTCGGCCTCTTGCGCTATGTAATCCCTTTCCGCTTGAGCATCAGCTTCGGCACGGTCTTGTCCAACCTGTTGTTGAGTAGGGAAACCTGTTCCAAAGTCAATTTGTCTTTGTCTTATGGGAGGCTGTTGAGCTAAAAACCCACCTAAACCTGATGGGCCTCGCATCCCGCCATATCGGTTGTAACCAGACATGCCTCTTCCATAGGGATAATTGTTTGCTACGAACCCTCTTGGGCCAGCAGAACCTAATGGATTAGGGCCATAACCAAGGCCACCAAGAGTGCCAAATCTACCGCCCATAGTAGGCTGTCTAGGCCCAGTGAAAATGTTTGTGTAACTTCTTGGAGAAATCGGTTGACGATTACCAGACGGAAAAGGACGAGAGCTTCTATAGGCGTTGTCACTCATTGTCGGCTGGTTAGTGGGAACAACATTTCCCCCGCCTTTTGATCCACCTGTACTAGGGCCACCTCTAGCCATTATGCATACTCCCCAGACCTAATCATTTCAGTCACCCTCACAGCCCTCATGCCTACTTGTTTCGCCCATTTGCTGTCCATAAATTCATCAGCAGCTATATCAAACTGTTCGCGTGACATAGCCTCAAGAGCCTTTACAAACCCACGCAATCTGGTCAGACCAAGGTTGAAGCACATATCGATCATTGCATCTTGACGCGCTTCGTTGATGCCATTGAACCATCTCATCGTCAGATAGCCCAAGGCCAGACTCTGAGATATTTCTGCCGACACCTATGGTTTCATACCCAGCACTGCATAAATAAACTTTAGATTTGACGCCTTCATGGCGTTTGATCATTTCAACCAAGCTACTCATTACTTCTCCCGTGCTACGGAGTTGACCTTCTCGTAGGAGCGCATAGCGCCCAATCCGAGCATACCCATCATAACGGGCACAAGAAGCGTTGTATCTACTTCTGGCACATCCACCCAGATACTAATTATGTTGGCAATGATGGTGTTGTAGAGCAGGCCCAGCGCACAGATCCAACCGATGGCAGGTCGCCACCCGGCAACAAACAAGCTCTTATGTGCCGCTTCCATCTTGTTGATTTCAAGCTGGCCCTTGAGTGCCTCATGCGAGTGTTTTTCACTCATCGTCGCTATCTCATGGGCTAAGGCGTTCTTCTGATCCTTGTCTTCTATAAACTTGTCCAGCAGTCCAGTGACCGGCCCAACTAGCGATGCAACAATACTCATTTTCCGTTCCCTCGATTCTGCCAAGCTGACGCGCCATAGTAGGATGCGACGAGCGCGGCAGTGCTCACATAGTATGTGGGAGCCATATTACCTAGCAGATTTGCCGCTTGCTCCAAACCTATCCAACTA